CTACTGCTTCTCCAACACCGGATACTTCACCCCCAACTGCTCCAAATACGTCTCATACTTCCCCGAATCGTAATACAAAGGCCGCATCCGCTCCCGATACTCCTCCATAATCCGCCGATTCATCCAAATCGCCGGCTGATCCCCCGGCCGCAGCAACGACTGATACGGCCTCCCCTTCGTCTGCACATCCCGAAAATAACCCTGAGCCTCCCGCACCAACCCCGGATTCGTCAACACATCCAACATCGTCAACGCCAAAGCCTTAGCCCCCGCCGTAGCCCCCTTGTGCGCCACCGGAGTCGCCATCGCAATCGCATCGGCCCAGTTATGCCCCGGAGTCCCCGGCACATTCGAAGGAAACCGCAGCGTCACCGTCGGCACGCTCCACATCACATCCCCGATATCATCGGACCCGCCCCCCATCCGCTGCTCCACCGGTTGCGGACCCCGCAACTCCCCCACCGTCTCCCGCAGCCCGTTCTGCTCTGCATTTCCCAGCATCTTCTGCACCGCCCGCGCAAACGTCTGGTCATCGGCGCTCCAGGCCGGCATCCCCACCGCCTGAATATTCCTATGCATCGCCTCGGCCAGCGGCTTGTTCCCATGATTCGGCCAAGCCGTCCCCAACACCCGCGAAGTCCAGGTCGTATTCGTCATCATCGCCGCCCCGGCCGCAATCTGGTCCCCCACCTTCCATAAATCGACAATATGCGGATAATCCAACTCCCGAAAGTAATACCAAACCGCCGCATTGCGAGGCACCACATTCGGCTGATCCCCGCCATTGGTAATCACATAATGCGACCGCTGCGCCAGCCGCAAATGCTCCCGCCGATAATTCCACCCCACATTCATCAGCTCCACCGCGTCCAAAGCGCTCCGCCCCCGCCAGGGCGCCCCGGCCGAATGCGCCGTCTCCCCACTAAACAAATACTCCACAGACACCATCCCCGTCATACTCGTATCGCCCCAACTCACCGAAAAATCAGACGAAACGTGCGTGAAAAACGCCACATCCACATCCCGGAAATACCCAGCCCGCACATAATAAGCCTTCGACGCCAACTGCTCCTCGGCCACCCCCGGCCACAGCCGCAACGTCCCCGGCAACTTCTCCCGCTCCATCAAAGCCTTCACCGCCAGCGCCGCCGTAATATTCAAAGGCACCCCCGCGTTATGCCCCTCCCCATGCCCCGGAGCCCCCTCAATCATCGCCTGCCGGTACGCCACCCCCGGACTCTGCGAAGCCTGCGGAATGCAATCAATATCGGACCCGATCGAAATCACCGGCTTTCCCGACCCCCACGAGGCCATCCAAGCCGTCGGAATCCCCGCGATCCCCCGCTCCACCCGAAACCCCTCCTTCTCCAAAATCGAGGTCAAATACCGGGAAGTCTCCACCTCCTGAAACCCCAACTCCCCAAAGCTGAACACCGTATCCGACATCACCTGAGTCCGCTTCTTCATCCCCTCCACCTGACCCAGCAAGTCAGACCGCATCGCCCCCAACCGCTCCGCCGTCACCTGCCCCATCACCGGCAAGCCCAACACCGCCACAGCCATCAACCGAGTCCAAGACATGCGAATCCTCCCGAGCAGCATTTCCAGAAGGCCTGACTATAACACGCCCACCCGCCCAAACCCAGTCACAACAGATAAGCTACTGCCAATCAATGAGTTGCAGGAAATCGCTACCACCCGCCCCCATAAACTGGAGATACAGGGTGCCGCCGAGCCCCTGGCCAGATCACAACGAATAACGAAGCACGAAAGAGGAACACCCATGGCCACGTCCGCGCAAATCAAAGCCAATCAGCACAACGCCCAAAAATCCACCGGCCCGCGCACCGCCGAAGGCAAGTCCCAATCGGCCGCCAACAGCCGCAAAGAAGGCCTCACCGCCAAGACCCTCTGCATCCCCGACCACCAGCGCGAAGAGTTCGAAATCTACGAATTCGCCCTGCTTACCGAAACGAACCCACTCGGCCCCCTCGAACAGGAGTACTTCCAGCGCCTCCTCACCTGTGGCTGGATCCTCCGCCGAGCCCGAGCCCTCGAAATCCAGCTCCTCTTCCAAGGCGACACCATCAACGACGAAGGCGACGCCCAAAAACTCCACCGCATCGCCCGTTACCGCCGAGACCTCGAACGCTCCCACGACCGAGCCCTGGCCGAACTCCGCCAACTCCAAACCCAAAGAGCCCAAGCCGCCCACCCCGCCACCCCCCTAGCCCACCGCCAACTCGCCCCCAACCTCCCCCGCAATGCCGCCTGTGTTGTCGCCCCGTCTGCCGCCCCCGCCGTCTCCCCTGTCGCCGCCCCCGCCGACTCCCCTGATGTCCCGCGCCAGCGTCGGGCTGTCCCCGCCCAACCCGCCGCCTCACAAAACGAACCCAAAGCCGCGCGCCCGGATCCCAAACGCCCTGTTAACCCACACAAACCACGAGAGTTATAATGGCGTCCGCCATGCAATGCGAGAAATCGGCGGCCCAACCCGCATCTAGGCATCTCGATCAGCGGCCTCGCCCTCGAACTCCACGTCCCCGTAACCCGAGTCAGCCAGGTCGTCCACGAACGCCGCGCATCACCGTCGACACCGCCGACACGCCCCATTGGGCCAAGCGGCGAACCCCGCATGCAGCGGCCAAACACGCCGGCCAGTAAACCGTATAGAAAAGGGGAAAAAGGGAAAGTGGTGGGCTTGGCAGAACTCGAATCTGCGACCTCTACCGTGTCAAGGTGGCCTACGGTTTCAGATAGCCGAGGCTGAGAAGCAAACAAACGACTTGCATCTCCTGGATCATCCCGTAGCGGGACAAATTCCGCTGATTTGGGACGCTCTGGGACACAGTCCGGGCCCATCGCACTGGTTGCGAGCCGGAGTGATGGACGGGCCCGGGCACCGAGGTATCGATGCACAGTCAGACTCTCACACTCCCCCCTGTAGCGCAACGGGCATCGCTGGATCTATCTCGATTGGAAGGCTCTATTTCGCGACTGGTCCAACAGCGCAATGCTTTGCGCCAGCGCCTTCAGGAGCTCCACGCGGAGAACGATGACCTGCGAGGTCGGGCGCTGAAGGCTGAGCGGAAGCTCACCGAATTAGCTGCTTCCATCCACGGTGGACTCAACAGATGAAGCTGATTTCACTGTGGGAGCCATGGGCTACTTTGGTAGCCATTGGCGCGAAGCGAGTGGAGACCCGCGATTGGCGTACGCAATACCGTGGGTTTCTTGCGATACATGCCAGCAAGGCCGGTCTAGCGACGTGCGATCTTGACAGGTGCCTTCAAGCGCCCATCTTTAGGGGCGCACTCGCAGGTGAATCGTTGAGTCCTGGCTGTATTGTCGCGATAGTTCGGTTGGTAGATTGTTGCCCAGTGGACGATAGGGGTTGCCTTTTGGGGGTCTTCCGTCAATATCCCGAACTAGATACACCCCGAGAGCGGGAGTTCGGCAATTTTGGGACGGGTCGCTGGGCATGGGTGATGGAAGACTTGATTCGAATACCAAGGCCAATCCCCTTCCGGTCAAAACAGGGTTTGGTGGATGTCCCACCTGATGTGATCACTGAGCTGGCAAGTGAGATCGCGGGGCAAGTCGGCTCCACGGAGCCTGGAGGTGCCGCTTGAGAGGCACGCGGGCGAGGCTCATCCGCGCCCATGCGTACCGGTGGAATCGGGACTTTCGGTACAGGCGTGCCGAAGATGTCGTCCACCAGGTGCAGGAGGGCGGCGCCATAAAGCGCATTATTGGGGCGTTGGCCGACGCGCTCAAACATGCTAAAACGTTCGCAGTGACGGGCCAAATCGTCTGTCCGGCCGCGATGGCGTATCGCCGAATGAAACGCACGTGGACGCGGTTGGGGAGATTGGATCGGCTCAGAAAAAACGGCAAGATTCGGCTCGTCACTGAATGGCTACTCAGTAAGGCCAATGAGTTTCGGGGGTGTTTATGAGCCATGAGTGCAAGAATGCATCAACCTCAGTGGATATATCGCCAGGTGCCGGCCTCACGGTCGCCTCGGCTGGAGTCGAAGTTGCCGTGGTGTGTGAGCGCTGCAAGGCGAAGGCTGCGCGACATCCGGTGCACTCTCTGGACCAACTGCGGTCCCTGCCTGTTGACGTCTTGCAGCGTGAGCGATGGCTCCGTGGTAGGCCCAACTACAGAGAGAGCGACTCCGTGCCGTTCGTGGGTGATCCCCTGGTTGAGTCCATCCCAGAACTGATTGATTTTCTGAACTATACCGACGAATTGCTGCGGTCGGAGTCGGGAGTGGCGCGCGTGGAGATGATCCTGGATGCTCAGGATTTCGTGAGGGCCGCCCTTGACCTGATGAGGAGTGTGCGGCGTGTGTAAGCCTGGGACTGGTCAATTCTGGGCCGGATGGCTTGCCTTCGAACGTCAACTTATCTCTGCCTCGGCCGACTATATTGAGTTTTTTCGTGTTCTGCTGAGTCAGATTTCGCGGCAGGGTCGCCGTGCCGAGATGCCGGCTCTGCATGGTGGCCAGACGCCTCCGTGGCCGGCGCCCTTGCCGCCTCCACCACCGCCGCCACCACAGCGGCCACGCCGGAACACCAAGGTCGAAATGGAATTCCAGCCGGTGCTGATTGGTCCAAGTTCCAGTCGTGGGCCTCTGAGTAGTAATGGTCGGCCGGATAATGTCTTGCGCGAACTGGCTAGCTCATTCGAATCAGGTTCACGATATCATGCTGCGTTACACCAGGCGCTGAAGCTAATTCGTGAGCGTGACAATCTCGCGGCAGCCTTTCCCGTTTATGCGGGGCATCTCGCCCATTGTCAGCTTTGGAAAGAAGGCAGCCAGGAGCCTGAATTCAAATACGCCCGGCTGGTATGCACTTGTGGCTTTGATGCGGCGGAGTGCTGGAGGGTGGACTGAGATGCAGGATATTCAGTCGGCCATATCCAAAATCCAGAGCGAGCCAGTGGTGTGCTCCGCCGTCGCGCGTGGCTGTTTGTGGGTTGGGCAGATCGCCAGTGAGTCGGATGGTCAAACGCTGCTGTCCACCGCGCCAGTTTATGTTTCGGCTTCGATTGCTGAGGCATCTATGGGACACCTAGTTGCGCTATGGAAGCGCGCCTCGAAGCCAACTCCAGAGCAGCACGCTGGCTGCGCATTCTTTGGAGGAGTAAGGTGAGACGGCCCGCAATCTGTAGATGGTGTGGCGACTCATGGGAGGCCGCCAGTGAGAGTGAGCACTCGCCGTGTTGCCGCGAAAAGCAATGTCGTAGGGGTGAATTACCTTGGTTAAGGCCGCCGCGCAATCCCTGGGCTACGCCAATGGCGGGAGATTTGTTTGTGGCTGGCCGTAAAGTTTTCGAGGTTGTTGCGGTCGATGATGACATGGTGCGATTTAGCATTCGTGGCTGCTTGGGCGTACTTCCAATGAAAATTGACGCCTGGATTGAGCTCGTGGCTAAGGCTAAATCGGCTCGCGCCGCCCACGTGACCTGTGCAGAGCAGTTGCGCTCTCTGCTGGTGCGGGAGCGGCCGAATGTCGGATGAGCTGTCACAACGCGTCGACATCGTCGCCATCATCGGCAGAGACGTAGAGCTTCGCCAGGTCGGACACGAGTTCCAAGGCCGGTGTCCATTCCACAAAGACGATACACCTTCCTTTAGCGTCAATCCGGAAAAGGGTGTCTATCTCTGTTTTGGGTGCGGTAGGAAGGGTGATGTCTACGACTATCTCAAAGAGAAAGAGGGGCTGAGTTTTCCGGAGGCGAAGCTACGCCTGGCGGAGATCGCCGGCATCGATCCTGCATCCCTCCCGCGCCCTCCCGCCGGCGGCCGCGTCACGTCGATTTCAGAAGCGCTCACCGACAAGCCGCGGAACGTCGCGTACTACGGCTACACTGACGGCGCGGGCAAGTTGCTGTACGAGATCGTGCGGCGCGAGTGGCTCGAAGCTGGCGTGCGCAAGAAAGCGTTCCTGCAGCGCTACAAGGAGCGCGGTGCCAACGACTGGACCTGGAAGCGGCATCCGGCGCCTGTCCTCTATCGCCTGCACAAAATCGTCGAGGCTGAGGCTGTATGGCTAGTTGAGGGAGAAAAGGACGTCCACACTTTGGAGGCCTGGGGCCTGGTGGCGACCACGTCGGCTGGTGGGAGCAATGGCCGCTGGCTGACCAGCTACACCCAGGCGTTGGCTGGCAAGAAGGTCTACATCATCCCGGACAACGATGATGCTGGCCGGAAGTACTCCCAAAAGGCCTATGACAAGCTTGCGGCAACGTCGACCGTCGTGATCGTGCGTGTGCCAGGTCCGGAGAAGTCAGACGTCACTGACTGGAAGGCGTCCGGCGGCACACCTGAGGCACTGCAGGAGCTCGCGCGCCAGGCTGAGGCGGCGGCCGAGGGAGCGAAGCGAAACGACGTCATCGGCGCTCGTAAGGGGCCGAACGAGATTGCTAAGGACATCTTGGCCAAACACTCGTTCCTGGCTGATGAGAACGGCTTCCTGTACGAGTACAATGGCCGCTTCTGGGAGCGGGCCACATCGCGGCGCCTACAGAAATACGCCCAACGCTACGACACGGAGATGCACACCAACCGCCGGCGCCGCGGGGAGGTCGCCGATTTCATCGAGACCTTTGTGCAGATTCCACGAATCCACTGGCGCCAACTGGAGTCGACTGAGATTGCGCTTGAGAACGGAGTGTTCGACGTCAGGACACTGACGTTGCGGCCTCACCGTAAAGAGGATCACCTTGAGACCGTGATCCCGGTGGCCTATGAAGAGCAGGCGGTGTGCCCGACGTGGCGCCAGGCGCTGCAGAGCTACTTTGGCCAGGACGAAGACTGCGGGCGGAAGGTGCTCGCGCTGCAGCAGTTCTTCGGGTATCTATTGCTGCCTCATGCGAAGTACAAGAAGGCGCTGGTGCTGCTCGGCGAGTCGGACACTGGCAAGAGTGGCGCGCTGGCGTTGGCCGAGGCGTTGGTGGGCTCGGAGAACACCTGTAGCGTCGGTGTCGAGGACATGGATGATCCCCGTAAGCGCGTGCCCATCGTGGGCAAGATGCTCAACAAGCTCAGTGAGCTGTCATCCAAGTCAGTCATCGCGGACGGCGGGTTCAAGACGTTGATCAGTACCGAGGAGGCGCTGCTGTTCGACCCGAAGTTCGTCCCTCCCTACATGTACACGCCTTTCGCCAAGCACATCGTCGCCACGAACGTCCTGCCGGCGATCAGTGACTTATCCAAGGCCACCTTCAACCGCCTGATGATCATCCGGTTCAACCGCGTGATCCCACTGGCGGAGCAAGACCGTGACTTCGTGGGCAAGCTCCTGGCCGAGCTGCCGGGCATCCTGAACTGGGCGATCCAGGGAGCAATGGACCTGGTCGAGCACGGCGGCCAGTTCGTAGCCATCGCTGAGAGCCAGCGCATCATCGATGACTACCGGCGCTCGGAGAATGAGATCAATGCGTTCCTGGATGAGAAGGCCGACAAGGATGAATCGGCATGGATTACGGCGGCCGACGTCCGTTCGAAGTTCAGAACCTGGGCAGGTCGGAACTACTCTGATAAAGCGATCGGCCAGATGATGCGCGCGGCAGGCTTCCCTGGTGTTCCCTACCATGGTGAGGCATCGCGCAGGCACAGCGGTCTGCGCTGGAAAGACAACCTGTAGCCCAGTAACAGGCGAGGCCACTGGCGCCCGTGCCGCAATGTCGGCGACGGGCGCCTTTTGTGTTTCTGGCCACACTCCTCAGTTGCCCCATACGGGGTCAAGCACGGCGCCGCCGGCGGCAGCCAGGCCGCGCGTACCGCATTTTCCCCGTACCCCTTTTCATATATGGTCGACTAACTCAATAGGGGGTGCGTAATATGCCGCATGCCTCGTTCGATTATGGGAATCCGTAGTGTATGACATGATCCGTAGGTAATCCGTAGTGCCGTATCTGCTTGATTTCACAAACTCTACTACGGATACTACGGATTCTACGGATCGTAGATATAACTAGCGTTGACGAAGACCGCAAATGTTGTGATTGAAGCCGAGATTTGTGAAGAGTTGGGCCTTAATAGCGCAACCCGTAGTATCCGTAGTCAATCCGTGGTGGAAAAAAAACTTGCGCGCCGAAACAAATCGGGAGTATCGTGTTCTCCAGAACTCAGTTGCGAGCCGGGTTCCAGGAAAGACATTCAGGCGGCTACCCCGAAACCGCCGACTTCGAGCGCCGGGACGCTCATTAATCCATCCCGCCGGGCAGTCCATCACATGGCTTTAGTCCCCGTCTGTTCTCCCACTGGCAAGATCCTCCAACACCTGGATGCTGACTTTGCAGCCACGCTCAAGGGCGTGGATCTCATTCGCGCCACGCGGCGCGGTCCTGTGGTCAGAGTCTATCTGCGGCCGATGCCTGCCGGCGCCGCGATCGGCCGAACCGGCACGGCATTCCGTCAGGAGCTGCCGTCCGGCTGGTGCTTCGCCTTGCGGGGAGTCGAGGGTAGTCGGTGATGGAGCGTATGGTGCTGCCTCAATGGTGCGGCCGGTGCTGTGAGTCGCACGTCGGTCGCTGTCCGTTGTCAGTTGTCGCCCATCGGCGGCAGACGGATGCTATGCGCCCGTCGGCGGCCAAGCGTGGCTATGGCCGGCGGTGGCAGGTGTCGTCGAAGGCGTACTTGGCGAAGCATACCGAGTGTGTGGAGTGTCGGCGGCAGGGGCTCTTATCCGTGTCCGAGGTGGTGGACCACATCGTCCCGCACCGCGGGGATATGCAGATCTTCTGGTTGCGGTCGAACTGGCAGGCGCTGTGCAAAGCGTGCCATGACCGCAAGACGGCGCGCGGCGAGTAGGTGAGGCCGGCGACGGCCGGCGACTCTCGGATGGGTGGCCTCCCTGCCGGGTCGAGGGGGGGGCGTCGAAAGTCTGGGCGCCCTTCGGTGGAGACCGCGCTGGGCCCCAAACGTAGAAAAACGCGATTTTGAGTAGTTTTCCGATGGCACGAGGGCGAAAACCGAAAAATTCGAAGGTGGTGGCGATGGAGGGACCTGTGTCCCATCGCCCCGAGCGGCCCGCAGGGCCGGAAGCCGCGCCAGGCGGGCTTGTCTGCAACGGCGACTTCGACGCCGACGCTCAGTACGCCTGGGATTTCTGGACGAAGCACATGAGTGAGGCCGGCATGACGTACGCGATCGATTCGCTCACTCTGCAGGCTGCCTGCTTCGCGTTCTCTCGTGCCATGCGTGCCGAGCGGATGCTGATGAAGGACCCGACCAACTGGCGCGCTGACGTCGCCGCGTCCCGTGGGTGGAAGCAGGTGAAAGATTTTGCGCTGGAGTTCGGCTTGACCTTGGTGAGCCGAAATAAAGTCGTGACGGCCAACCCGCACATGCAGCTTGACCTTGAGTTGGAGGCTGCGCTGAACGCATGAGCGCCGCCGCAATTCCGACATTTTCTTTTTCCGAGGCACGCGCGAAGCGTGCTGTGAACTTCATCGAGCGCGTATGCTGTCACACGCAAGGTGAGTATTCCGGAAAGCCGTTCCTGTTGGAGCCGTGGCAAAAGTCGGAGATCATTGAGCCACTCTTCGGCATGCTTCGCGAGGATGGGACTCGCCGCTACCGAACCGGCTACATCAGCATGGCGCGCAAGAACGGCAAGTCGGAATTGGGCGCCGCGATCGCGCTGTACCTGACGTTCGCCGATGGGGAACAGGGTGGCCAGGTCTTCTCCGCGGCTGCTGATCGCGGCCAGGCGAGTGTGGTGTTCGATGTGGCGGCCGACATGACGGAGATGAGCCCGATCCTCCGCCGGAGGGCGAGCGTGTTGCGGTCGACGAAGCGCATTATCGACAAGCAGACGCGAACCGTGTACCGGGCGCTGAGTGCGGACGTCGCCACGAAGCACGGTCTGAACGCGTCCGGAGTCATTTTCGACGAACTTCACACCCAGCCCAACCGCGATCTGTGGGACGTGCTTCGAACGTCGATGCGCGCCAGGCGGCAACCGCTGATGTTGGGGCTGACGACTGCCGGCTGGAATCGCCATTCGATCTGCTACGAGCAGTACGCCTACGGCCAGGACATTCGCAAGGCCACAAAGCATGACGAAACATTTTTTTACTTCGTCCGTGAGGCAGCACCAGAGGACGACTGGACAGATCCGGAGGTTTGGAAGAAAGCAAACCCGGCGCTGGGCAAATTCCTGCGGATGGAGGACATGGAGGCGGAGTTTAACCAGGCGGTGCAGATCCCGGCCTTCCAAAACACGTTCCGCAACCTGTACCTCAACCAGTGGGTGAATCAGGAGGTCCGTGCAATTGACCTAGCGGCTTGGGATGCGTGCAAGCCGGCAATTATCCCGAAGCTCGATGGGCGACTCTGCTACGGTGGCCTGGACTTGTCGGAAACCAAGGACGTGACAGCTTTCGAGCTGGTCTTTCCCATGGGCAACTATTTCTTTGCGCTGAGCCATTTTTGGCTGCCGAAGGAAGGGCTGCGCGATCGCGTGCGCCGCGATCGCGTGGAGTGGGATGTCTGGGCGCGCGATGGCCTGGTGACGCTGTGCGATGGGCCCGAGGTCGACTACCAGCGAGTGATCGCCGACATCGTGAAGCTCAAGGCTAAGTACAACATCAAGCAGCTCGCCTTTGACAGGTGGGGCAGTCTTGGCGTCTGGCAAGAACTGAAGCGAGAGGGCTTTGATGTGGCGGCCTTCGGGCAAGGCTTCGGTTCCATGTCGGCGCCGACGAAGGAACTGCTCACGCTCATTGCCTTGCGGCGCTGGCAGCACGACGGCAACCCGGTGCTGCGCTGGATGGCTGATTCCGTCCAAACGACACAAGATGCCGCCGGTAATATCAAGTTCGTCAAGCCAGATCGCAACAAGAGCTCAGTCCGAATCGATGGCATGGTTGCCGCGGTGATGGCTCTCGCTTTGGCGTCGGCTCCCCAGGCCGAGAAGCCAAGGCCCTCCATGGTGCTTCTGTAATGCGAATCGAAACGTTGGCCAGTTTGGCGCTGGACTCTGGGTGCGACATCCTCGCAGTGCGCAATGAAATGCGTTCGTCTGATGGGCATCGGGGATCGGAGCTCTACGAATTGCTCACCGGTGGAGTGGAGAGCTTGGCGGGGACTGTGGTCACAGAGCGGTCCGCCATGACCGTGAGCACGGTTGTTGCATGCGTCAATCTAATCGCCGGCGCGATCGCCTCACTACCGAAGCAGATCTTTGACGGGCAACCAGGCGCAGACATCCCCATGCGCATCGAGCACTCGTACTACAGGCTGCTCAACGTGCGCCCGAGTGAGATCCTGAGTGCTGCCATCTACTGGCAGTGGCTGTTGGAGGATTTGCTGTTGGGCGGGGATGCGTTCTCACTGATCCAGCGCAATGGTTATGGCGATGTTGTAGAACTGCTTCCGCTGAGACAGGAGGACGTTCAGGTGCATCGGGTATCGGGCCAAGTCGTATATGACATTTGGCTCGATGAAAAGCCGATCCGGCGCCTCCCGGCTGGAGTGCTTCATGTGCCAGGCGCCGGCTTCGATGGCCTCCGCGGCCTACCTGTTGTTCGGCATTCTGCGAGGACGTCAATCGGACTGGCAATGGCTGCGGATGAGTATTCGGCCCGGTTTTTCAAGCATGGCGGTGTCCCCGATGTGTTCCTCAAGACTGACGGGGACATGGATGATGAGCTATTAGACAAGACGCGTAGGATGTGGGCCCAGAGGTACGGCTCGCTAGAACGGTCCAGGTTGCCCGCCGTCCTGCAAGGCGGGCTCGACGTCAAGACTCTCGGCCTAAAGCCGGAGGACGCCCAACTGAATGCAACGCGAGGTTACCAGGTAGAAGATGTCTGCCGGTTCTACGGAGTGCCGCCGTGGATGGTGGGCCATACGGAGAAGACCACGAGTTGGGGTGCGGGCATCGAAACGATGGGTGCTGGCTTCTCTCGATACACCCTCTCGCGTTACACGCGGCGAATCGAGGAAGAGTTCAGCTATAAGCTGTTCCCTGATTTCTCTGCCTACATGCGGTGCAACTTGGATGGCCTAGAAAGAGCCGATATCAAGTCGCGGTACGAGGCGCATCGTATGGCGCTAGGTGGAAGCACCGGTCCGGGCTTCGCCACCCCGAACGAAGTCCGTGCGCTGGAAGGGCGGCCGCCGATCGATGGCGGAGACACGCTGATCAAGTGGGAGAAGACGAGTGAAGCTAAACCAACTGCTTAGGATGGTGCGGAACGGGCCGCGGCCGGCGGCGCCAAAGAGTGCGGCCAGCAAGGATGAGGCGACTCTGTACCTCTACGACATCATCGGGGAGGACTGGTACGGAGGCATTTCAGCAGCGCAGTTCGTGCGCGAGCTGAACGCGCTCACTGTGCCGACCATTCACCTCCGGATCAACTCACCCGGCGGTGATGTCTTCGAGGCACGGGCGATCGCGACCGCCATTCGTTCTCACCAGTCGCGCATCATCGCGCACGTGGATGGCTTGGCCGCATCCGCGGCGACGTATATTGCCACCTCGGCCGCTGAGGTGGAGATGTCGAAGGGGGCGTTCTTCATGATCCACAACGCGTGGACCATCACGTATGGCAACAAAGAAGATCATGCGAAGGTGATCGCCGTACTCGAAAAACTCGATGAATCGATCGCCGCCGATTACGAGAAGAAGACATCCAAGACGCGGACTGAGATCACCGCATGGATGGATGCGGAGACGTGGTTCACGGCCGATGAGGCGCTGGCCGCCGGCTTCGTCGACCGCGTCGTGGATGGCGCCGTACAGCCTGCGTCGGCGCTGGCAGCGTGCTATCAGAATGCACCGTCGGGGCTGGTGATGCGGCCGGCTGATGAGTGTGAATACGAAACCCGCCGGCGCCAGGCAATCCTGGCCGGCATCGCCTGACAAGGCAAGACCGAACAAGGAGTCCATATGAAGGAAATCGAAGCCCTGCGGGCGCGCCGGGCGGAAATTGCGAGAAACATGCGTGCGCTGAACGATGCGCACAAAGGAGCCGCCTGGGGCCCCGAACAGCAGACCAAGTGGGCGGATTTTGAGGCGGAGCTCACCCGGGCCGACGATGAGATCGCGCGGAAGCAGCGGCTCATGGACATGGAGGCGGCAAACTCGTTCGCGGATCGTGGACGGACCCCGCCGGATGGTCAGCGCGGCGGGGATTCGGGGCAAGTGGTAATTCTGAATCGGCTGCTGCGGGTTGGTGAGAATGGACTACGCGGGGACGAAATCACTCAGTTCCGCGACACGATGAGCACCACAACGGGATCCGAGGGCGGTTACACCGTCCCGACGACAACGGTGCCGGCGCTGATCGAAGCCATGAAGGAATTCGGCGGCATGCGCGCGGTGGCCACGGTCATCACGACAAGCAGCGGCGAGGCGATGAACTATCCTTCGACGGACGGCACCGCCGAAGTCGGCGAACTGGTGGCGGAGAACGCTCCGGTCGCGGACCTCGACATCGCCTTCGGCAATGTGCCGTTGGTGGTGTACAAGTTCTCGTCGAAAACCATCGGCGTGCCGGTTGAGTTGTTGCAAGATTCCGCGGTCAATCTGGAAGCTCTGATCTATCGCAGACTGGGCGAGCGCATCGCGCGAATCCAGAATACCTATCACACGACTGGCACGGGCATCGGCCAGCCGGGTGGGATTGTCGAGAAGAGCTCGCTCGGCAAGACGGGAGCGAACGGGCAGACCACGTCGATCATTTACGACGATCTGCTGGATCTGCAACACGCCGTCGATCCTGCCTACCGGAAGCAGGGTGGCAAGTGGATGATGGCTGATAAGACGGTAAAGGCGATCAGGAAGTTGAAGGACGCCGAAAACCGGCCGATCTGGCTGCCAAGTTATGACGGAGGCATCGCGGCGAAGGCTCCCGAAACGCTTTTGGGCGATCCGATCGTCATCAACCAGGACATACCGGTGATGGCTGCGAATGCGAAGAGCATCCTGTATGGCTTGTTTTTGAAGTACATCATTCGCGACGTGCCCATGGTGACCATCTTCCGCTTTGCCGACTCCGCCTACGCCAAGAAGGGCCAGGTTGGGTTCCTGTCTTTCATGCGCGGCGGCGGCAATCTCACCGACACCGCGGCCGTGAAGCACTACGCCAATTCGGCGGCCTGATAACCCCAAACGATGAACACCAGTCAGCCAGGCTCCATTTGGGAGCCTGGCTGACACGAGGACTCATATGAAGAGCATTCGTACGGCGATCTTTGTGGTCATTGTGTTGACATGGCTGGTCTACGGCCAGGTCCGGACGCACAACCAGAGTGGGAACTTCTTTGAGACGGTGCCGGCCACCGTGCCGACAACGATGACAGACGTGCTGACCGGGGATGTGCAGATGGAGGCTCTCCATCTCACTAGCCGTACAGACTCGCAGGTGCAGTGTTACGTGCAGGATCGGCAGGCAACGCCAGTGCCCATCATGGACGGCACGAAGCTGGATGCGCGAGCGGTGTTCGTCGTCCCGCTGAATGGGCGATTGGCACCAGGCGGTTTGAGCTGGTACTGCACCGGTCCCGTGGCGGGGTGGCTGAAGGGACGCAGATGATGACGGTCCGAAATCTCGTGTCATGGGCGGGAGAAGACTTCTCTGTGCGGCCTGGTGAGCTGATCGAACTGTCTGAGGAGATTGCCCTCGGACGCATTGAGGCAGGCCTCGCGGAGCGGTTGCCTGCGGAGCAATATCCTCTCACTGAGGCACTGGTAAGTGGGTTGCCGGCAGACTCACCGCTTCTGGAGCAGGCTGGGGAAATTCCCCAGAAGCGGAGGCGGCGGTAATGGGTTTTGCGCTCAAGATACCGGCCGTGGTGCCGGAGCAACTCCTCGCGCTGGCGGATGCTCATCTCCGCGCAGATGGACTGCACGCGGCTCTCATTGAGGGCTATGTGCAGGGCGCCATCGCGGAATTCGAGCGCATTACAGAGCGCGCCATGTTCGCATCGACGTGGTACCTCTACCTCGACACTTGGCCGCGTGGCTATCATCTCGATCTCGGGCGTGGCAAGTGCGCCGGCGTAACCGCGATCGAGTACTTGCCGACTGGCAACGCGCCCGATGAATGGGAGACGATGGCGCCGGCGTCGTACCTGGTGGATGCCGTGCGGCAGCCTGGGCGAATTGTGCTGGCGGATGGCGCGAACTGGCCGGCAGAGGCACTGGTCCCGATCAACGGCGTGCGCGTGGAGTTCAGCGCCGGATGGACCTGGGCGGAACTGCCCGGCGACGTGCGAAACGGTCTGTTGCTGAAAACGCAGGAGCTTTTTGACGGGTTGCCCGCCCAAGCGGGCAATGCCGAACTGTACATTCGCCGAATCCGCCAGGTGTGGCAGGATCTGATCCGGAGATACAAGTGATTGCCCAAGATCGCAAAGAGCGTATTGTGATCGAGCGTCTGCCGGAGAGCCGCGGCGCTACGGGCGCACTGAAGCGCGATGAGCATCTGTGGGTGTCGATCGGCGAGCGCTGGGCGCGCGCAGTGCCGCGGCAAACGCAACGGTTTGAACGGCTGATGGCGCAGTACGACATGGTGACGGTGGTTTACGAGTGCCTCGGAGGGCTGGACGTGGCTCCTCGGGATCGAGTCCGACATGCAGGACGCACCTACGAGGTGATAGGCGTTCAGACGCGTGATAACCGGCCGCCGGCCGACGCGGATGAGCTAACGCTGGTGTGTAAGGGGCTCCAGTGAAGGTAGAGTTGATTGGCCGCGAGAGCCTGGTCCGGAGAGTGTTGGCAATCGCTAATTCTCCGTACGAAGAGGACACGGCGAAGGCGTTGGGCGCGGCCGCCGCGCAACTGGCGCGGACAGTGAGGAGCCTCGCTCCGGTGCGCACCGGCCGCCTGCGCACGGCAACGATCGGTCGGGCGTGGACGCAAAGCGCGGATGCCCGGCGGCGTTACGGGCCCGGAGCCTTTGCCCAGACGAACCTGAAGCCCAGGTATGTGAATACGGCACCGTATGGCCATATCGTCGAAGAACGGCGCCACATGTGGCAGCGAGGTATTGAGCAAGGCGGCCAGTTGGCGCTCGATCAAGCTGCCGCCAAGATCCATCAGATTCAGCAGCGCATCCTCTCTGGAACTTAGGCATGGCATTCGCATCTGCTCTCTATGCCCATCTAGCCGCTGCTGATGCTGTGGTGGATCTGGTGGGGGACCGCATCTGTCCCGTTGTCGGGCCGTCGCCGCAGGAACCGAACCAGCCGTATCCGGACACTCTCGTGTTTCGGCTGGATGGTTTGGCGCCGGAGCTCAGCATCACGTGGGGACGAAGTGAAGCAACACGATGGACTCTCACGGCGCTGAGCATGGACCACGCGACCGCACATGCGATCGCTGAGGCAGTTAAGCGTTGTCTGCACACGTACTACGGCCCGATGGGAGGAGCCGGCGGATATCTAGTGAAGTCCTCGTCGCGGGTGGACGCGAAGGATGAGTTTGATCCGGAATATAGCTTGTTCGCTGTGGAATCAGTCTACGAGCTGGTGTATGTCCCAATCACGTAAGGAGATAATCGATGCCTTTTGACCCGGCGTCTTCGCAAAATACGAAACTTTACTGGCGAACCGCCCCAACGGTGTTTGCCTTGATCGATGGCATTACGACGTTAACCGGAAGCGGCGGGGAGCGCACCACGATCCCGGCAACCGCAATAAGCGATTCAGAGTCGCGCTCCTTGCCGGGTATGCCCAGCGATCGTACATTTGAGGGCACGGTGAATTATGTGCCGGCTGATGTCGTTCACGCGGCTCTCAGGGCTGCCTGTAAGGCTGGCACAAAGGGCACGTTCAAAAAGGTGGACTCGGATGGGCAAACCGATTTCTTCGACGCCACTGTTGTGGCGTTCGGCATGCCATCCTACTCCGCGAATCAGCCGAGAACATGTGCCTTTAAGCTCTTGCTCGACGGAGACTTCCGTGCCGCAGAGTAAAGCGAAAGTCGCAGACCTTCCGCCGGCGATGACGGCCGCAATGATCCCCAGCCCAACTATCACCTTCATCCTTGATGAGCGGGCCTATGCGTTGCGCCTGGCGCATGCAGATCTGGCGCTGGCAGAGTATAACAGCGGCATCGGCATGATGGCGGCCGAAACGAAGTTCTGGGATCTGACGGTCGCCACGACGTTTAAGTTCACGCTGCTCCTCTGGGCATCCATGCTGTGGTTGCACCCGAAGATCGAACTGGAATACGTTCGCCAGCGCATCAATATCGACAACCAGGATGAGGTCACCGATGTGGTCAATGCGCTCCTGGAGCGGGACGTTCTCCCGGTGATGCGGAGGAAGAAGGCGGAGTTGGACGCCGCGGAGCCGAGTGACGACCCTTTCGAGGAGACTACTGGCTCAGAATGAGGACGTTTGCGATTTACCGCCTGCGCATGACGGTAGATCAGTTTTGGCAGATGACGCCTAGGGAGTTATCAGGCGTCATCTGCTGGCACGAAGATGAACGCGATTTTCACATCGCACTTGCCGGCCGCCTGCCTAAACTTCCGCAGTAGACCCAATCTCATATGGGACGACATTCCGAACTAGCGGTGAAATTCACCGGCGATGCCCGATCCCTGTCGGAAGCATTCCGTGTAGTGAATGCGGACTTGGCCAAGACGGCAGCGCAGGTGAATCGGCAAACGGTTGGCTTCCGCCAGATGGGGGAAGGTGCCGCGGCGGTAGGGCAATCCCTGTCGTTGGGTATTACTGTGCCGCTGGTGGGGCTGGGAGCCGCGGCGCTGAAGTCTGCCGGAGCAATCGAGCAGACGGGTGTGGCTTTCACTGGCATGCTTAAGAGTTCCGCCGCGGCGAAGGCCAAGATGGAGGAACTAAAAGCCTTTGCCGCAAGCTCTCCTTTCGAGTTTCCCGAGCTAGCGGATTCGGCGCGGCGAATGTTGGCCCTGGGTATTTCGGCGAAGGATGTGGTGCCGACGCTGCGCACCGTTGGCGATGCTGCATCAGCATTGGGAATTGGAGCGGAAGGCATCAATCGCATCACGTTGGCGATTGGGCAAATGAAGCTGAAAGGGACGGCGCAGGCTGAAGAAATGCGCCAGTTGGCGGAAGCCGGAATCCCGGCCTGGGACGCGCTGGCGAAAAAGCTGAATGTGGACGTGGCTGCGGCCATGAAGATGGTTGAAAACCGTAGTGTTTCGGCGCAGGTTGCTATCGACGCCGTGACAGAGGCAATGACGGAACGCTTCGGTGGCGGCATGGCGGCGCAGGCGATGACATTGGTCGGCATGTGGTCGAACGTACGGGACTCCGTAGGATTTGCCCTTGCTGATATCGGGAAGTCGATGGCTCCGGCCGCCAAGATGCTGATCACTGACTTTATTCAGCCAAGCATTGAAGGAGTGAAGTGGTTGGCCGCCGAGTTCGCAGAGTTGCCTGTATCGGCGCAAGCAGCGGTATTGGGTTTGGCCGGCATCACCGCGACGGCTGGACCTGTTGTGTTCGTGATGGGGCAACTGGTGCAATCTGGTGCCGCGGTGGCGACGGCATGGCCTGTCGTGACCAAAGCGCTGGCAGCTACCGGTGCGATGGCGGTGGACTTGGGAGCGAAGCTGAGCGGCAGTTTGGCGGTGTCTGTCGGATTGTTGAAGCTTTCCGCTATTGAGGCCGCAGGTGTCTTTGGAGTTTGGGCCGCAGCAATTGCAGGATTAATTTGGGAGCTGAATTACCTTCACGGAGTCTACAAGCAATACCGCGACGCTCAAGCAGCGATGGATGTCGCCACGAAGAGCAATGTCTATGCGCAAGATCTTCTGATCATCAAGTTACAGCAGCACGGCGTCAATGTGGCGGAACTGCAGCAGCAGTACAAGACGGGGATGCTCACTTACGATGAATTCCTCAGGAAGTTAAGGGCGATCGCGGCCGAGCTTGGGAATCAGAAGAAAGCGGAGGGGCTTTTCGACTCCACTGTGGAGATGAATAAGCTCGGCATCAAGACGACTGCGCAGTTGAGTGAGGAATTGAAGAAGGCGAAGGAGTTGCTCTCTGAGATTGCTCAGGAAGTCCAGCATGGGACCAAGTCTCATCAGGACTTGGCGAATGCGCAGGATCGAGTACGCCAGATCAATGAGCAGTTGCATCCCTCACTCCGGAAGACCAAGGACGTTCTGGAGCAGATGTCGGGCCCCATGCAAGGCCCTATTAGCCTCATGGATGAGCTGTCGAGCAAGATGGCACAGTTGGCGCAAGCTGATGCCAATCAGGGCATGCAGGCGACGGCGCAGGCGATCTATGACGTGGCTCAGAAATCCGCTGATGCGAGTAATCTCGTGGCTGATTACGCCAAGCAGTTGTATGGAGCTGGTTTGGCCGCTGACGTAATTGCGGGCAAAATGACAGCGGTTCGCGATGCCATCCTGAACAAGCCAGAGCCGGTGGCTGTCGATTTTTCGCAGCTTAAGTTGGATACCCCTTGGACCAAGGAAGACCAGGCGCAGCTCAATGAACTGGAGAAGTCGATTCGGACGATTGAGACAGTCGGTGCGAAAGAGGAATGGAAGCAACTCTTTAGGCCGGTGGTGAGCCAGCGCAAGATGCTGCAGGAAGTCTCCACGATCATGAATGATCTGGATCGCGGCATTGCGAGTGCGATCGTTCACTGGAAGGGATTTGGCGATGTCGGCAAGCAGGTGGCGCAGGACATCGCGCAGGCAGTACTCCGCAATCTGATTCGAGGCGCGTTTGCGGAATTGAGTAAGTCAATCACGGGTTGCTTCGGGCAATTGCAGGGACTTGGTGGCGCACTCTCATCCATATTCGGCGGTGGATCAAGCGGGGGGCTGCTGAGCGGCGCAGTTGGCCTCACTGGCATCTTTCGCAACAGTAGCGGGAATAACCCGCTGGCCGGGATGGGTGGAATCTTCTCGGGAGTCAATTGGAGCCAGTTCCCTGGCGCTCCGACTGGCGCTGCGAGCAGCGCGGTTAGTGCAGGCTTGGGCGGCATTATGGGAATCGCGACCGGTGCAATCAGCGCCGTGACCGGGATCATATCCGGATTTCAGGGGATGGCGACCAATAAATCCTTGGATGTCCTTGTGAGGCATACTCTCCAGATCACGCTCCAGTTGGAAGCGTTCATGAAGCTGTTGGATGTTCGCACTGTAGCTCTTCATGACCGCTTGATGGAATTCCGGCAACTCGGCCTGGGGGTTTGGCCGCAAGAGGGGTACGCCTGGGCGGCGGCCGGGCCTGGGGCCGGTGGCGGCGGTGGAATCACGATCAATAACTACAATCCTGGCTGGATCGGATTCCGCGACATGGATGCGTTCTGGGCGGAGGCCGCCCGCCAGATCAAGGCCCGTCTGTAGCAATGCCCTCAACTTGGCTCATCACCATCGGCGCGGACAACGTCACCGATGAGGCGCAGTACGCCCATCGGAATATCGCCAAGGGCTCGCTGTCCGTATCGCAGTCTCTGGGCGGCCGCCGCGCTGGCGTTATGACGGTGAATAGTCCAGACGGCACGTACGGCGTCGAGCCTGGACGCGAGGTCGCGATCTCTCGCAAGGGCGTGAAGCTGTACGGCGGCTTCGTGTGGTCTCAGGACCCGGTGATCGAGGCCGGTACGCCGATGGTGCGCAACGGCTTGACGCTGGTCGATTTCAACGCCTTCGCTGATTGGCGCCGCGCTGGAGAGCGCACGTGGAAGGATGCCACTGCTGAGCAGATTGTCGCCGATATCGTGGCTTACGATCTCGATGCCGAAGGCATCACGAGTACCTTTGTGGCATGCGCCACGGTGATCAAGGGCGAGTACAAGATAGTTGGTTTCCCGAAGGTCTCGGAGGTCTTAAACGACCTGGCACAGCGCGCTGAGGCGCAATGGTACATCGATGAACACAAGAACCTGCGGTTCTTCGACGCCGATGCCACCGGCTACGCCGCGCCGTTCGAGGTCACTCGCGACAATGTCACGGAGCTCAAGATCTCAAAGACGTTGGAGGACTACGCCAACAAGGTGAAGCTCAATCTCCGGCAGTACCTCATGCCAGAGGCTGTCGAGCGATTCGATAGCGAGCATGCCAGTTATCCGCCGGATGGCGCCCGCCGCGACTATGCGGTGCCGTATCCGATCGCCTCAGCTCCGATTGTCACGCTGAACGGAACGAAGGTGGATCTCGGCCAGGCAGGCGTAGAGGCAGATGCGGAGAAGCCCTGGTTCTGGTCGCCTGGGTCGCAATTCATCTCTCAGGTGAACACTGGTACGCCGTTGGCGGCAACCGACGTGCTGGTAGTGACGTATATCGGCATCGGCCAACTCACGGTAGACGCGACCAATGATGCGGAAGTGGCGGCGCGCGCCGCGATCGAGGGCGGATCTGGTTTCCACGTCAAAGTCGTCTCGGTGGAGGATCAGAAGTCCCAGCAGCAGGCGGATGAGTTGGCGGCCTCGATTCTGGCGGCCGTCGACGAGTTGCCCGTCACGGTGAATTTCCGGACGAACTCTGAATTGGAGCCGGCATGCGATGTGCTGAAACCCGGTGACAAGTTGTGGGTACTCGGTAGCCAGTACATCGTACGCTCGATCAAGCTGCAGGATGATCCGAATAGCAAGGATCCTGATCTGCTCTGGCTCGATGCCGAAGCAGTTCGCGGTCCCATGCTGCAGGATTTAAGCGGGATTCTGCGCGACCTGGCATCAGGCGGCAACACCATCCCGGTCGGAGCGCCGGTGGACGATTCCGCGGCACCGCCCCAAACGGCAACCGAAGGGGACAACATGATCCCCGATGGTTCGTTCGAGGTGGGGGGCTGGGATAGCAACACGGAGATCTCTGCTCGGGTGTCGCGCGTAACCGGCGGCTCTGTGCACGGCACCGCTCACCTTGAGGTGACCTCTGGTGCTGATACGGGCGGTGTGTACTCGGCCGCGTTCCCAGTGAGTGAGGGGCTGTCGATAGTCTTCGAGGGCTGGAGCCAGCGCATCGGCTTGGTGACCGATGGCCTGGTTATCGAAGCGCGGTTCTACGATTCGGCCGAAGGGGAGTTGTCGGGACTGCTGACTAAATCCATCCTGTCTGGCGACGATGCGGATTGGGTGAGCTTTAGCGTGGTCGGCACAGTCCCGGCTGGAGCAGTGACAGCGCGGGTGTTCGCTTATGCGGGCGGCCATTCGACAGGCGTGCTGAAGGTGGATGGGCTTACGCTCCGGCGCTATTCCGCCATCGCGGCTCCGCCGCCGATGGTGAGCATCTCAGCAAGCGTGGCGCAGGATGGCTACGGTGTCGTCACCATCATCGCCGCGTGGGAGCAACCAGGAGACCTTGGCAGTACGACGGCGCACCAGATCAGCGCCGCATGGTTTGGCGCTGAAGACGCGATCGATCCAGTGGATGTGGTTCCGCTGAACGATCCGGATTACAGACTGGACGTCAGGGATGGCGAGTTCATCTTCGGCGGCCCTGAGGCTGACAGTTGGATCGAGATTTGGGGGGCGAACAAGAACGGCGACGATAAATTCTCTGTTTTTGCCAAGTCGGCACGACACCTCTTGACTCCAGGTATTGCATTGTCCGATGCGCCAGGGGACGTCCAGCTTGACACCGCGGCGCCGGCGCTTATTTGGACGGGCGAGCTGCTCACGATTGTGCACCGCTATGCGCCCAACTACCCGACGATCACTCGCTTCTCTCCTACTCTCGGGGCGTATATCTCGATCGAGTATGGCGACGCGGTGACCGACTCCGTTGACCAGCCGTACACCGCGAATGCGGAACTCGATCCGCCCGACAATCTGCAGCAGTTCGAGGTCTCGATTCGCAAGTCGCAGATTATCGCAGTGGAGCCAGATGAGGACGGGAATCGGACGATCTACTTGCACGCCTGTGGATATGACGATAAGGGTAGGGTTGGCTACAAGCCATTCCCATATCAAGCGTCCTCCGCAACGCGGGCGATTTCGTTCACGCAGCATGATCTTGATGGGATTGAGGCCAGTGTGGCTCCCAAGGCCCCTGGCGGCGCAACGTTGAACATCACGGTCAACAACGCTGTTTCGCTGGAAAAATACGCGCCCACGTACTCTTGGACTCCAGCAATTTCCTTGGGTGGAACAGATCGATACGAGATCGAATCTGCGTTCGGTGCGACGGCTGGATTCGCGCCCACGGAATGGATCAATAGAACTCCTATCGCTGGAGGGGCAACTGCCTCATATACGGGTGGGCCATACCCGAAAATCGAAATCGATCAGTACATCAAATTCCGAATCCGTGCCGGCAACAATGAGGGTGAGTGGACAGGCTGGGTAGTAATGACGGCGCCTGGCGCGCTTGTTCTGGCGAAGGGCATCTACTCCGTACCTGGCACGCCGATCATTGACTTTGCGCCATCCCTGGAGATTTTCAGTGGTTCCCGAGATGGGCGGATGTACGGCTTTATCTGCTACTGGAAGGAGGCGGCAGATCTTTCCGCGACGGATAGCTACCAACTGGAGCGCAAATTCTGGGAGGACTCTCCAGGGACGATTGTCGCATCGGAATGGGCTGCCCTGGGTGATGCGCCAAAGAACATCGCTGTGCTGGGAATTGCTTCTCGCCGGTTCGGTGGAGATTGGCCTCGGCAGGAAAAATCATACTTCGCAGAGTTTCGCATTCGTGGGAGGAATGCGGCAGGGACGGTGTTTTCGCCGTGGGCGTATAGTGCGACGAATGGTGCGCTTGGGTATCGAGAGGGATTGGTCGAAGTTGCGCCAAATCCGAATCCGCCGTCGCCAACCGGCCTCACGTTGACCATTGAAGTCGCGACTCTCAACGGCGCGCCGCAATACCGCTTCCGCGGCGAATTGGCTGCCAACGTCTCCCTCGGCACCACCAAGAGGTATGGGTGGGAGCATGCCGTTTTCGATGATGCTGCGGCATCGGAGGGCGGCGTACATCAGATGACGCCGTGGCATGAGTGGGACAGTGGCCCTACGAGTGCACTGGTTAAGGCGTCGCCGTACTATGACAAAGCGCCTGGGACTTACTATGGCCGCATTCGGGTTGTGCCATATAACGAAGACGATAGCCCTGGAACACCGCGCTACTCGAACATTGCTGCAATCGCGCCAACGACTGGGCTAAATCTCGGCGCGGCCGATACTGCAAGCATCGGGCCTGGGCTCTACCTCGATAGCGGCAAGGTTGGGAATGCAGCTCGCCAGAGCCTGATGGGCGGCGACATGGAGAAGGGCGCTGAGTCGGTGTGGGGTTTGCTGTCGGCGGCGTTTGTGGATGGTGTTGGAGTCAACGGATCTCGGGCAGTGCGCTTGTCGCCAGCAGGAGGATTTGCGCGCGTTGACCAGTGGGTCACCGTGCAGCCGGGCGAATGGTACAAGGCCGTCTGGCAGGCGCGCAATCAGACGTCCGGGTCGATGCAGTCGTGGATCGCGTGGGCCGACTCAGCGGGAGCATACCTGCCGAGTCCCAACACCAGCACTAATGGTCCCAACATTACTACGACCGCATACAGCGGCTACCAGATGTTGGTGCAGGCTCCGCCTGGCGCTACGCGAGCACAATTGGTGCCGGGCTACTCCACGGCCGCCAGTGGGACTGGAGACGTTGATGCGGTTGGCTGGGAAGGGATGCCCAAGCCAGCGGCGGGTGTGGGCTATGACTCCAGTGGGAATCTGGTAAGCACCCGCGATGGGATCAATGACCCGCAGTTCGCCTTCGGCGGAGGCGACTGGAAGACGGTCGATGGATCGGGGAATCTTGTTGTTCTGGATTCTCGGTTTGCTGTGGTAGCTGGGCATGGATTTGGCGGAACGGCGGCAATGCGGATGCAGGCCACCGGCAGCGGAGCCACGCAATTGCATCAGCGCCAGACTGCGGCCCCTGGATCCAATTGGCGCGTGAGGGGAATGGTCAAAAATGAGACCAACGGAAACTTCGCGGTGCAGTGCGCCTTCTACGATGCGGCCGGAGCGCAAATCGCGACTGGCCAACCGGTCACCCAGGTCTCGGCTGCGCCTGGCGTACAGCAGACTACGGTCAACGCCCAGGCTGCTCCATCCGGCACAGTCAAGGTGGGGATCAAGGTCTACACGCTCGGAAATAGCGGTTATGCCTACGTAAGTATGATCTCTTTGGAGCCGGCCGATGCTGTTGGGGCGGCCCTTGCGCGGGTTGTGACCACCGGTGTTGTCGGTGTTGGAGACTACTCACTCACTGAGCAACTGATCGCGGATGCGCAGATCACGGCGCGAACCTCGGCAAACAATTTAATCGGCCGCACAGCGCAGATTGATGTGGGCGTAATTGTGGCGGCCCACATCAATAGCCTGACAGCACTGGACGCCTTCATCAGAAATTTGAGCGTGAGCCAGATCACGGGCGGTGGGTTTTTGAGTCTCACTTCGGCGCTGGATATTTCGACCGGCTTTGGGCATGCCGCCAGCATCAGCCAACTTGGTGCAAGTTTTGACGGCCCTGTAGTCGGGCCTTCGTTTTTCACATTTGGCGGATATGGAGTTGGAAGCCTCGGGAAGGGGTTTTTTACGGCCATCCAGGTTGGTGGATCTGATGGAGTATCGGGAACTGGTCCGGGAATTACTGTAACCAACGGAATAATCACCGGGTTAACATTTATGCCCCCACGATTCAGTGGGACTGTTCCGGCTGGCCACGATATTACCGTGTCAGACGGAGTAGTAACAGGATGGATTTAGGAGAAATATGTCAGAAGAACAAATCAACGACATCGCGGCGGACCTCGCCGACACCCTCGCCGCTGGCGGAGTGATGCAGTTTTCCATTGGCCGGAATCAGATCGGCCTGAGCATCAGCGTGGTGCAGTCCACAACGATTCGGGGCGTAACGGGGCCGTCTTCGAAGTCCTGGACGGTCCAGCCCTACAACCCGCCCGCCCCGCAGCAATGACCCTCTCAATCATCACTCTTGCGGCCGCCGCTATGGTGCTGCTGGCGGTGCTGGTGAACGCGTGGAGGCGCATGAGATGATGCAACTCTCTCCCAACTTCCTTCGAGAAGAATTCCGGTGTCCGTGCTGCCAGCAGGCGGTGGTGAGCCCACGGCTGGTGATCGCGTTGGAGGAACTTCGCGCTAAGCTGCGCGCTCCCATCACGATCAACGCTGGCGGCGGATATCGCTGTCCGAGGCATAACGCGGCGGTCGGTGGGGCGCGTGCCAGCCAGCACTTGCTCGGTACGGCCGCCGACATCAGCAGCCGGAATATCTCCGGCCGCGATCTCTACGAAATGGCCTGCCAGGTTCCCAGTATCAATGGGCTTGGTCTGGCTCCCACTTGGATGCACGTGGACGTGCGGCCAGGCCCGCGCGTTCGTTGGATGTACCAATACGATCCGGGCCGGAAGGTCTGGATACAAACCCCTTGGAAGGAAGAAAAATGAGCAAATGGAAATTGTCCGAGGTCATGCTGCTCGGCACGGCGCAGACGGCCAGCGAGAACTGTACGCTGGGGATTGCCCGGGCGGTGAAACGATTTCTGACGTTGGTCGGCATCGGTACCTTTTCGGATGAGCCGTTCGTCCTGCTGGCCCCGCCGGGCATGGGCATCGGTGACAACAACCGGGTGCCGCTATCCGCGATTGAGGGGCCAATCCCTGAGGATCTTCAACTCCACTGGAACGTGATGTTCTCCCTGGAGGTCGGCGGCGAGACCTACACCAACACCGTCGCCCTGGCCAGCATACCCAAACGCTTGACCGACTACGGGGACCTCACCAACAGCCTGGCCCACTTCATCCGCGAGCTGACGCAGATCGGCGAGACGCAGAAGATGCCCCAGATCATCGGATCGGCCGAAGGCCTGGCGTTGTACTGGGCGATGTCGTTCGGCTACCCGTATCCGCTCACGCAAGCGCCGCCGCCTCCGCCGCCTCCCGTGGTTCCGGCGCCAGCGCCGTATGAGCCGGCCATCAGTCCGGTGGGCGAGGAGGACGATCCCGGCGAGTTCGCGACACTGCCGGGGAGTCAGCTCTATCCCAACGGCGCCAAGGTGAAGGAGGCCCGCGGCGTGTTTATCAAGCGGTTCCGACCCGGATTCGGCGGGGGCTTCGCCTATTGGGCGCCGGTGCAGGAGTAGGGCAGTCGCAGATAAGGAGCGCGATCTATGAAATGGCTCAAGCGAGTGTTCGTGGACAACTGGCGGACCACGGCGGCCGCCGTGATCTGTGTCGGTGGCGAGGTGACGAAGGCGATCGCGCCAGAGCACGCGGCCATCTGCGACACGGTGAAAACCGTCGCCATCATCTCCGGCATGTTGAGTGCCACTGACAGCAAGCTGATGGATCAGGTCGCCGGGCAGGTGAAGGGCATCATCGGCACGGTGAAGAATCCGCCCAAGTAGCGCCTGGCTGTTGTGTCAACCCATGTCCGCGAGCTCCGGCTCGCGGACTTCAAAATCCCATGAAAGATAGGCCGCGGATGCAAGTAACAATCCTGAGTCTCGCTCTCTCCTCGCCCGTTTTCGCGGCCTTTGTCCAGGCGGCTCCAACATCTCCCGCCTGGGAGAACTACGGCATCGCCGGCCTGGCAGCGGCCGCCTTTTACATGTTGGTGATGCAGCTTTTGAAACAGGCGGTGGCTGATCGAAAGGCATCGGAGGCACAGTTGAGCGCCCTCCTCCTCCAGATGAAAGAGGAGCGAGCGGCAAGCGAGGAGAGGTTTGGCGGATTGGTGGAGCAAGTGCTCCGCGGTGAGGAGCGGGCGGTGGATGCTCTGACCGATGTGAGTAGGGAAGTGGGCGAGATGAAGGTGGCTCTTGGTAAGTGGTCGCCGCGGGAAGTGCGCGGAAATTGAGGTGAAGGCATGTACCGATTCGTTGTGCTGATCATGATTCTGTTGGCGCCTCGTCTGGCGCCGGCACAGGTATGTTTCGGGTGTTCGTCAGGCGGCGGCGGCGTAGCCAATGTGTTTCAGACGACGGCGGGAGCATCCACGTCGATGACGCTAGATATCACGTCGCTGAACTTGGCGGCGATCAGTCCAGCGCTGTTCGCGTGCCGCACGGCGACCGCGCCGGTTGCATGGACGTCGTATTCGGTTGCTGGGTCCAATCCCATCGCGAGCCTGACGCTCAATTACGCCAGTACATCCGGAGTGACGTGTCAGGTGAATGCGAGTGGCGGGGCAGGGCCGGCCGGCCCGACTGGTTCGCCGGGCGCTGCGGCTTCGGTCGCGGTGGGTACGGTGTCGACCGGGGCGGCGGGATCGGCCGCCGCTGTGACGAATGTGGGGACGGCCGCCGCGGCGGTGTTGAATTTTGCCATCCCGCAAGGCGCAAAAGGGGATAAGGGTGATACGGGGTCGCAGGGCATCCAGGGGATTCAGGGCCCAGCGGGAGCGCCAGGGTCGAGCGTTGGAGCAACGGTGGTATCTCAGGCGAGCGTTACGATCACGCACAACTGGGGAAGCCTCTACTACTCATCTGAATGTGTGGATTCCACAGGGGCCGTTGTTCGACCAGAAACAACCGTAAAGACGAGTAACGCGATGACCTGGAATTTTGCGCCGGCGTTCACGGGTAGTTGCTCCGTCACCTCTGGTGGCTCCGGATCGAGCGGCGGCGGTGCAGTGGCCAGTGTGTTTGGGCGTACGGGCGCGGTGGTGGCGGCGGCGAACGACTATGCGTTCTCGCAAATCAGCGGCATTGCGCAAGTGGCCCAGGGCGGTACAGGTGGCTCCACTGCAGCAGCGGCTCGACAGGCTCTGTTGCCGGCGTATGCGGGAAATGGAGCGAAGTGCCTGGCGCTGAACAGTGCCGGCACAGATGCGGAGTGGGCAGTGTGCGCGAGTGGCGGCGGTGGTGGCGCGGTCTCTGGGATGGGATTGCTTGGCGACGGATCACCCGAGAATCCATTCCGTGTGAATCCCGCCACGGTGCCGACGTATTTCAGTGCCTCGGGTAGTCTGAGCTTTTCCACCTTCGGTGGCACGGGATCGTGCGAGGAGCAGAGCCTTGCCTTGGCGGGGGCCGCCGTGGGCGATGTGGTGAAGTTCAGTTTGCCCAACACTCTGCCGGCGGGAATCGTGGTTGGGGCGGAGTATGTGAGCGCGGCCGGGCAGGTGACCTTGCGGCTATGCCGATTGGGCGGGAGCACCGGCACGATTTCGGGCGCGGCGTTTACGGTGCAGATCTTGAGGAGCTTCTGATGAAACAACGATCCATCCATCTCGCGATTGTGCTGCTGGTGTTGCTGGCGGTAGTGAACCGCCACGCGATTGCTGATCGAGCGCAGGGCGCCATTGAGTTCGCCATACAGTCGGCCACGCCGGCGGCCGCGGCGGCTGGCTTTGAAAAGCTCTACCCGAAGGCCGACGGAAAGTGGTACCGACTGAACTCCTCTGGCGTCGAAACGGAGATCGCGGCCGGGGGTGGAGGCACGAGCTTTGACCCCGTGGATATGCGATCCGTCTGGTGGAGAGACGACTTTTTCGCGCTCGTCCCCTCCGGCGGCTCCATGTACTCCGACCAGACTTGGAGTTATCGCAATATCGGAAGCCCATCCGGGCAGGCCATCACGCAAGGCAACGGGACGGTGGACAATCCCGGCGTGGCGCAGATTGCCACGGGGACTGTGGCCAACACCGGGTTGATTCTCCACACCGATAGTTACAACTATGACCATGGTCGATTCAATCTGCGCGCGACCGGACAGGAGGCATGCGTGGCGGTGGCGCTCTCGGCCACCACGCAATTCAAGGCGCGCATCGGAGTTACGCTGACCGGCGAGGGGTACAACGTCTCGGATTCTGAAAACAAAGCATGGTTCTACTACAACGCAACGTCGACAGAGTCCACGTGGCAGATGAGAGTGGGGGCATACGGTGGCACAGCGGGGACCTACGACACCGGCGTGACTGGCGACACCGGATTCCATAGTGCCTGTTGGCGCACAGACGGAACCAAGGTGTACCTGCGATGGGACGGAGGAACCGAGCATTCGTTTTGCCTGTCGGGGTGCGACACGGCCGCCACGGTCCCGGATGGCAGCAGCAACAAATACAGCCTAGGGTTCGCGGCCATAACGCTCGACACCACGAGTAAGAATCTGCTGGTCGACTTTGCGGCCTATAACCGTACCGTCTCAACGGCCAATGCCAGGAAGAGGAACTGATGCGGTACCTACTGCCTGTCCTTGTGTTGCTGCTCACTGGCATGGAGACCAGTCTGCACAACGGCGTCCGCATCTATGATGCGTCGGGTGCTGACCAGGTCAACCAGCCTCGGACGATTCACCGGTATTTTGCGCAGGGGGAGTTTGCTGGGGTGTATCCCAAGCCGCGAGTCGGAGGTAGTGTGCCGGCGTCTTGGCAGGTCGATGTGGAGTCCATCTGGCCGGATGGGAGTGTCATGGCGGCATTTATCAGCCTGCCGGTTTCAATCCCAGCCAATGGGAATGTCATCGTTGATTTCGTGTCCGACGTCAATCCATGCCACCTCGGCAATCGCGCGACGTGTCAGGCCGCCGCGCTCGATCAGGCGGGCATGCTCGCATTTGCTGGTGGCACGTGGGATGCGGCGATTTCGGGCACGGCCAACGGGGTCACGTATTCTGCGTCAGCTCGAACTATCCTCACAACGGGAGCGCTGTCTTATCGTCTTCGGGGACCGTACGCGACGCAGGTGATCGTGGAGGATTTCACGCGGCCGGATCCAGCGTTCGATTTTGGTTGGGAGTATGTGGCGGGCGCCTGGCAAGCGCCGTCGGCCAGCATCTACAAGAGCGTCCACCCGCTCTTTGTGGCGACGTTCTACAGCGGCTGGTCAGGTGTGGAGGTGGAGGCGATCGCGCTGAATGCGGCTACGACCAGGTTGCAGCGGCAGGTGTTTGATCTGAGCGTCACTCGCAGCGGTGGCGCTACGGTGTATTCAAAGGCCGGGTGGGATATGCCCCGGAATACGGGGTTTTCGCGCTATTTCTGGGATGGCGCGGCGCCGGCGGCGGTGCAGGTGGATTGGAATCTGCGGTACATGATCTACTCTCGTGTTCTACCGCCGTTTGACTGGCGCCAGCAGCGACAGGGGAGCACCGATATCGCTGGCTACAACAGTAGTGTCGGCGGTGGCGACCCGCAGGACTGTAATCCTGGGAATGGCTCCTGTGGCAATTGGCAGCAATACATCCCAGGGACCGGCGGCCGCGGCGACATCGGCCTGATCCCGCGGTGGTATGTTACCTATGGCTATGCGATGGGGGACACGGCGACCTACACGGTCGCGCAGAGAAAAGAGCTGTACGACAAGGGTGTGCTGGGCAACGCGGACGCCGGCCTGACGATCCCGATGCTCTACCTGGAGTACGACAATAGCGCATTGCGGGACTCGCCAACGGACGGTCAGAGGTATTGGTTTGATGAGGGACACACGGCTCCTGCATTCGGGCGGGTGCCATCAACTTACGCCAGGCCGGAATGGCTCTCCGGAGAGCGGGAGCCGTGGGATGGCACTGACAAGATGGTCCCGGTGTGTACGAGTGGGCCGTGCTCAGGGAATCGTGCGCCTGATACGACCTACACGAAGGGCTGGACAATTGATGCCGCGCATATGCCATCGCCCTTCGCGGTGCCGTATATGTTGTCCGGCCGCTACTCGTATTTGCTCGGGCAGTTCGGGTTGGCTGCTTACATGGCCGCTAAGGAGTCATACGGCTGCTACTACTATTACTCGCGATGCAGCGATTGGAGTCTGTTCTACCTCTGGGGGAATGTGAGGGCGTCGGCCTGGTCACTCCGCGAAGTCGGGATGGCTGCGCTGCTGGCGCCATCGGCGCGGCCGGAGAAGGCGTATTTCACTCGGATTCTGCAAAAGAATGACGAGATGTGGGAGGGGGTGTTGGGCGTGTCCGGAGGCAACGCGGGCATCACCACAGGACAGAATTTCTGCCGCGGGGCGGATCTCGGCTCGGCCTCTGTCACGCACACCAGCTCAAGCAGCACTGACTGGAACGGGTATCTGACGTACAAGCTAAACGGCGTCACAAAGACGCTTGGTCTGCCAGATCCAGCCTATTCGGTGACCAGTGTCACGGTCGACAGTGTCGCGAAGACAGTGGGGGTGCGAGGTGTAGATTCCGGGCGGGACTGGTACTACACGCCGGGTGGATTCGCGGTGTTTCAAGACGATGCGGCAAGTCCAGTCGCCGTGGGAAGCACCGTAGTAGTTGCGTATCGCAAGACATCTGTCGTCTCCCCATGGTGTTCCGGCCGGCACTTGCAGATGAAGGGTCAGCCGAACAACATCGGGCATCAGCTTTGGGCGGAGCAGCGCGCCTACGGCTCCTTCATGCTGGATTACTTCCTATGGACAAAGAAGTTCATTGAGGACACCGGCGCATTCCGCCATTCGACCACGGGGCAACCGTTGTTCAGGTTCAGCAATGCCGAGACCGCCAAGTATGTGATTGGGTGGGCCACTGATCCAGGGGCCAATCCGCACTATGCGGATTACTACACCAGCCCAACGATTGGGCAGAGCAACGCACTGCCGGCGACGTGGGCGGAGTATATGGCCCTCTTTCCTAAGTCCAGCACGTTGGCTGCTGGAGTCACGAATTCGGCAACCACGCTGTACGTGAATGATGCGCACACGTCGGCTCCGACGCCGTTGGCGGAGTTCTTCGTGCCGAGCTTGGTCCGGATTGAAAATGAGTGGGTCCAGATCTGTGGGTGGACTGAGAATGCACCCACGAATCAGAGCACGCTCACCGTATGCGCCGGCGGCCGAGGCATGTTCGGCACGGCGGCGGTCGCGCATTCGGCTGGCGCGGCATTCGACTGGACGCGCCAAGCCTGGAATGGGAACGCGGTCGGGCACTCATACCCGAATCTGTGGGCGAGCGCAGTGGCGATGTATGAAGAGTACGTGCTGCCGTCCGGCAGCGGCCGCCGGGCCTGGGAACGGGTGATGGGTAACCTCGCTGGGCAACAGAGCCGCATGACGGCTCCTGAGTATGCCTTTGTGCCGCGCGATAGGATCACGGCCGTCCGCGTCGCACCTGGTGCTGGTGCGCTGGCGCTCACGTGGGTGGCTCCATCTGGCGCGCCGTGCAAGGTGGGGGTGGCGAGCACGGCGCCAAGCAGCTCGGACGATGCGGGGGACGCTAACTCCACAGCGGCCGGTAGGGCACATAGCTTCTCTGCCTCGGGCCTCAGCTCGGGGGCGGTCTACTGGCGGATCACATGCGGCACAGCGCGGGCTAATGGGATAGCGATGATCCCGTAATCAGCCGAAGATGAGAAGCAAGGCAGTGATCGAGCCGACTGTGCAGAGAAATCCCATCACTAGGCAGCCACAGCCAGAGCTGGTGCTTTCGGTCGCATATGAGCGAATTCCGGCGCCGGCGCGCTGGCTTGTAGGGGCACGGTAGGAATCCGATTGTTGTGATTCCGGCGCAGACTGTAGAGCAGGGAGTTGGTGGGGGCCCACCGCGTCGCGAATTGTTGTGTCGCTACGGTAGATTGATGCGCTGATGCCCGGAATCTGATAGCGCCGGCCGTTTGAGATCCATTGAATCACCGCCTTTTGGAAGAAGCCGCGGTCCAGATATGGAGCGATCTCGGCCGCGTCTTCCCGTGGGACGTAGCCGATCTGATAGCCCTGGCGTAGCAATATGCGAATGGCATTGGAATCATGGGAATTGTAGCGTTCTCGCACCAGGTAGACCGTGTCCCCGGTCTTGGCATACGCGGAGACCACGTCGCCGCGCCCTTCATGCGACACGCCGGCCGTCTGGAACCGCAGGGTCTTTACGGGCTTGTCTTTGGCGATCGCCTCTTTCTCGGCGGCCTTGCGCTGTTCGGCGTCGTCTCGGTCTTTGGCGCGCGCGATCGCTTCGGTTGCTTGCCGCCGTTCTTTGGCGGCTTTCCGTAGATCAGGAGGTAGGACTTTTTCGAGAGCCTTGTAGATCTCAGTGCGCTCCTGATGAGTGATTTGGCCGTCATCCAGTACCTGATGGAGAATTGTCCGTAGGTACTCAATGGACGGAAGCCCCGCCACCTCGCGATCATCGAGCCACTGATTCAGCATCTTGGCTTCGTCGTCGGTTATGATGCCGTCCGCTGTGACCGTTTCAATGAGCATCAGTAACTCAGCGGCGGCGCCGCTGAGTATTTCCTTGCGGCTGATGGCTTGTCTCTTTTGTCGCGGTGTTACAGATGGGGTTTCTTCACCCATTTTTGCATTCTCCTTACCGTGGCTCAGAGGGAGGGTGGCTCTGTGCGGCGGCCTGAGAGCTAGGTTGCTTTCCGATTTCACTGATCGCGCGAGCGATAACGTATGGGATGATTGCCCATGCACAGGCCATCGCGGCGCCGGCGGCCTGCTGGGGCGCCGATATTTCACGCGCTGTGACGATGGCCACAAATTCCGCCGCTCCGACGGTCGCTCCGATCGCGGCTAATGCCCAGAATACCTTTGCCATTCCATCTCGCTTTCGGCGTTTATTTTGTCAAAAGAAACCACTCGAGGCAACGGTCGCATGGGTAATCCATGCCGCATGGTGCGGAATGAGATGTCAGGCACAGGGGCAGTCCGCGGATATCCACGAGGCGGCAAGGTGCGCCAGTTAGTACGTGTCTCTCTGGGCTAGCGCCAGCGTCCAATCTCTTACCGCTCATGGACGCCACCTTTAACTGCGACTGTTGGCGACCTTGGGGCGGGCATGCGGCAGATTGGCGTCGAAGGCCTCTAGGTTGCTCTGGATGCCGAGTTTCTGCCGGTCTGTGCCTCTTGTCAAAATCCGGTCCAGCATGGCGTGCCATTCCTCGCGGCCGGGATAGGGATACTCTGCGCCGACGGGCTTGGTGCTAACTGGAGCGACTGCCTTTTCGCGGAACACTGCCCAGGCGTCGGCAATCAGCTCGTAAATATCGCGCCCGGTTTCGGTCGACTGATGGCTGATGTCCTTCCAAGTGGCATAGTCGATGCGAACCGACTTTTTTTCCTTTTCTGTCATAGGGTTACCTGTGCCTGGGTCGCCAAGTGGAATTTTCCACTTGACCACTGAGCGATTTTTCGTCCATACTCTGAGCGTGACTGCAACTTCTAAAGCGTATCCCAAATCACAGCGCGGCTCTGGCGAGGTAGTCCAGACCACGATTCGCGTGCCGAAACATCTGTGGAAGCGGGTAAAGGTAGCAGCCGCTGAGAGAGAGGTGAGTGTTCAATCGGCGGTTGCCCTCGCGTTGGAAAAGACCTATGGAGAGGCTGCGTAGGCGCGGGATCAGAAAGGAATAAACGGATACATGGCACTGTTGGAGCTGGCAAAAATTCGGCGGGATGGAGGGACGCAACCGCGGGCGCACGGCGTAGACTACGGCGTAGTAGACGAGTACGCGGATTTGATGAAAGAGGGCCGCGTATTCCCGCCGATCAAGGTGACGTTTGACGGCTCTGAGTATTGGCTGGTTGACGGATTTCATCGTGTGGAAGCGGCCGAGGAAGCCGGCCTGACGGAGTTCGAGTGCGACGTTACGGCTGGGACGTTGGCTGATGCTCAGTGGCAGAGCTATAGCGTGAACGCTGCGCACGGCTTGCCCAGGACGAATGCGGACAAGCGGCGCGCTGTGAAGGCCGCGCTGAGCCACGCCAGGGGGCATGAGCTCAGCGATCGCGCGATTGCTGATCACGTCGGCTGCGACCATAAGACCGTCGGCGCGGTACGGCGCGAGTTGGAAGCGGCTGGGGAAGTTCCCCAGGCGACGGACCGCGTCGGGCGGGATGGCCAGGTGCGGAGTATCAGTGAGGCGGTGCGGCCGGAAACGCCGCCCGTGCCCGAGGTCCCGCAGGAGTTTTGGCCGTTGCCGGATGAGAACGGCATTTTCGATGATGCGCAGGCTGAATTGCTGGTCGAGTCCTTCGGCCGCGGCCAAAGGCAAGCGTCTATCAACTTGCTTCAGGTGAATGTGGCCGAGTGGGCGAGTGGTTGGTCGGTGTCGCTGAGTGAGAAGGGTGGGGTTGGAGCGTCTGAGCCTCTTGTGTTCCGGTGGAAGTACCGCTCCCGCAAGGATGCTATTGAGTGGGCGGCGAAGAGCATCATCCAATGGTGCAGGCGGAACCGCGAGGGGCGGCCGAAGTCGCAATTGGAGGCGATCGATCATTTCATCGCTTGGGCGATGGAGCTCGCTGGTTTCTCCGCCGCCGAACTGCAGGTGTGGGATGAGGAGGAGGCGCAAGAGCGGCGACGGGCGATTCAGGAGGCGGCAGAGGCCGTCATGGCTCCGCTCCTGGATTTGCCACTGTCTGAGGCGGATCTGGACTTGCCGGCTGGTGTGGAGCTGAGTGAGGTTATTGCCGTGATCCTGCGCCCGGCTGATGATGCCCCAGAGTGGTTCCGTAGTGATGCGGAACGATTTGTGAAGTCGGCAGAGGCGATGCAGGCGATGGTCTCGAAAATCACAGGCTTGGTAGGGGAGGAGAGTGAGCGTGCCGCGTAACATCGTCAGAATCGATTTTGCCCTGGGTGGCAGTGGCTGCACAGAGGCACAATCGCAGACCGTTGAAAAGACGCCGCGAAAACCTCCAGCGAGCATCAACCAGTGGTTTGTGCCGCAGGTGCAGTACAAGTACTGGCATCTGCGGCATTCGATCGAGAAGATTGCCGGCGACATGCGTCTGCCGCGCCTGGTGATCCAGGCGGTGGTGAGAGAGAACTCAGTACCGGTGCAGCCAGGCCCAGCACCGGCGCCGCGGAGGAGGGCTGCGTGATGTACCAAGTCAGCCAGGTGAGGCGGCCGGACAGCGGATCGATGCTCGCGATGCGGCTAGAGTTGGACGCCGCTCGATTCGAGCTGGCGAGGCAGCGCACAAACTTCTATCGCCTGCTTTTTGTGGCCGCCGCGGGCTGGCTTCTTTTCACGGCCGTGGTGTTTGTCTTCAGTGTCCACGTTTCCTCCTCCCGGCTCACGCGGGATTCCATGGGGGCGGATCACGGAGCGCCGCCCCCGATTTTTCGGAGGGTGCTATGAGCGAGACGATTTGCTATGCGCCGCGAGCTGCTGAATTGTTGGCGACCGCGGTTGAGCATGATGGGGTGCCGTACATGCTGTGTGCCATGGATGATAAGTTGCACTGCATCCCACGGGAGGTTTTTGACCTGATGTACCAGCGGCATCCGAATCAGCGGCCTGTGGCCGTCATCGGCGACCATGTGGCGAGCCAGGCGCCGCCGCGGGAGGCCAAGCCGGCGAAACCGAGTCGCCTGCAGGTAGCGAAGGCCGCGAAGAAGGTGGCGGCAGCGGCTCCGGCTGGCTCGCAGGAGCAGGAGCTGGATGCGTATCCGGCCACGCTCCGGGATTCGCGGGCGTTCGCGTTGCGGGCGGTGTATGACCGGCTCAAGCGAGGGAGTTGTCCGTTGCCGACGCTTGTCGCTGATCTCCAGGGATCAGGATGGCCGGGCGCCACATCGAGCAATGTCATGGCGGCGCTGATGGGCCTGCGCGAGAAGCGCCTGGCGCGGAAATTGGATGCGATAGTGGGAGGCGATTGGGAGTTGGTTTGAGTTATGGGGCAATGGCGCGCACCCTCCTCCTTCGCGCCAGGGCGGCGACGCCCAGCCCCGCCAGAGTCGGGGGCTGTATCTACAGGTTAATTCGGCTGGATCTGAGAGGCGTCCGGTGGGCCCCCGATCGGGTGAGCGACCCGGAGCTGCCACCGGGCGCCAACAGCCGAGAGAATAGAGGGGCTGCATTGAAACCGGAATCTGGAGTGGATAATCCCACTGAAATCCGAAGTGAAGTACCAGTGCTTCCAGGCGGGTGCGGCTATCAGGGGTATGAGTTCGGGGCGGCTTACCCTGACTCCATGTGTTGCGGTGGGAAGCTCTACGACGCTGATAACTGCGATGGGGAAGGTAATCTATATGAGCCTATGGAAGAGATCCCCTGCCCAATGTGTCACCCCAAGAAGTATGTGGAATATCGAGTAGGACTTGGATGGTCACTGAAAGCGGCGAAGGTATTGACAGCGGACATCCGCAATAACCGGAAAAACGGCACGGAACCGTGGAAAGGGATTTGTTAGGCAATCCATGTCAATGAAGCGCGACATTGCGGAAAAGTGTACGGCGTCGATAGCTGCCGTGCTACGCGATCGCGCGCTCTCCAGTGAGGACAAAGCACAGCGGATCCAGGACATCATTGAGCGCGGATTGGAAGAATATGGAGCGGCCGCCGCCGCGAGGGCACACCTCCAAATGAGGCCAGTTGCATGAGTGTGCAATCGAAGGTTGATCCCGCTATCCTATCGATGCTGCTGGAGGGCAGCATCGACGTGAGATACCAGGATCCAAAGATTGCAGTAGAGGGCGATGAGCGCACCTACTACGAGATCCGGCCGTACGTGCCGATGCTCGTAGATGGCGCGCTGGTTCGCCGGCGGAAGAGAATTCGCCTTGGCTGGTGCGATGAAATGACGTTGCGCCAGGCGAAGCAGGAGAAGCAACTCATCATGGCCACGCTCAACAATGGGCGGGCTGTGGTCCAGAGCCAGATCAGGTGCAAGGATCTGGTGCGCAAGTTCAAGGACGCTCGGCTTCCTCAGTTGTCGACGGGCACCCAAGAGAAGTACATGAGCCATCTCGACAACTACATCGTGCCGGCCTTCGGAGAGATGCGGTTGTGTGACGTGGATCGACCGACTGTCGAGGCCTGGCTGAATGGGTTGACGCTGGCTTGGGCGACGAAGTTGGACTGCCGGAACATCGTGTCCGCGTTGTTCACTCAGGCGAAAGAATGGCGGCTGTGGGACGGTGACAATCCCGCGCGCGGGGCGCGAGTCGGCCCCCGTGAAGAGGTCCGGCCAAAGCGGATTCTGGAGGCGGTAGAGCTAGGGCGGTTCCTGGCGGCGCTTCCGGAGACGGCCGTCTGCAAGGCTCATGCCGCGCGTGTGATGGTGCTACTGGCCGTTGGGTCAGGCATGCGAATCAGTGAGGTTCTCGGCCTGCGGTGGGATGACATCGACTGGTCGCGCGGCCTGGTCACGATTGCGCGCCGATGGCGGCGAGGCAACATGGCTGGTACGAAGACGGCGGCCAGTCGACGGGTGCGGCAGATCGGGCCCTTGCTCGAAGAGCTGCAGCTCTGGCGGAAGCGGTCGGGCTCGCCTGTGTATCTGTTTGGTGATCCGGAGACGTACTTGCCGGATGATCGGGATTTGCAGCAGCATGTTTTCCGTCCGACGGCCGAGGCGTGCGGGATCTACTTCCCTGGGTTCGGCATGCACTCATTCCGCCGGGCTTCGATCACCTGGCGGCAGGAGTTGGGCGCCACGCCGATTGAGGCAATGAGGGCGGCCGGCCACACGAGGATTGATACGACGATGCTCTACACGATCGCGGATGCCGATCGTGAGCGAGAGCAGGTGCAGAAGATGATGGAACGGATCGGCGGGCACGTCATCGCCGGCATCCACTGA